TACTCGTAGCCGTAGTACGAGTACGAGTAGCCGTAGTTGTAAACCCTAAACCCCTGAACCCTTGAACCCTTGAACCCTTGAACCCCTATCCAACAGAGAACAATGACAAGGGGCTTAATTGCCCCTTAGTTGGTAGGTGACTAAGACATAACACAGGAATGCTAATCAAATGAAAAAACGAGACTCAAACAAGCACCGCAAAGACAAAAAGCTGTTCCAGGCATGGCTAATGCCAGGGCAGATGGCATTAATCGCACAATGCAAGTCGAAAAATGGAATAAAGACTGATATTGACCTGCTGGTAACTCTGGCTATGCGGGATCTAAATAAATAACCGGCCTACCAGCGCCAGCCGACCGGCGAACTGACAAAAGGGTCAAGGAGAACCCCTCGCGCTTAATCTCTCTGGTCGCACACTGGTTGCCACTCAGGTGCTACCGTTGCTCGCAGCCATCCAACCACAATGGACTCGATGTTGTGAAAAATAGGTGTGTCGCAGTATATTTTCCCGGTCACTTCATAAGTATTCGCTACCCGCGCAGGGACTTCTGCGGTTGCACAAGCAGTAAATAGTAAGATTATTTGTGCAAATATAATATTTTTTATCATTTATTCCGTCCATTAATCAAATCATATGCGAGAACTGGTAGCCAATATTCATGTTTGCCTTTCTCAAATTCATCGCTGTGGCCCCAGCATCGCTTATCCTCAAGCGCTATCTCGCCAGTATTGATGTTGCGAACATTGCCGGCAGTGCCATTGTATCCTGTCTGACCCATTTTCCCCCAGGGCCTGGTATCCCAGCTCTTCGGCATGATCCATTTCGAGATTTTACCCAGCCAGCCACCAGCCACCACCGCAGTATCTCCACCGTTAAAAACAACAATCGTGCGTTTTGCACCCTGCGCCGGTGTTAATGTGGTTCTCAATGCTGGATGTATGGCTAAAATTCGATCAATCGGTGCGCTGTGTATTTCTCTAGCTATCCGTGCAATCGCAGCCCCATTTGAATGAACCGCCAACGAAACCTCATAGCCTTTGCCTTTCCAGTATTTGCATCTACCCGCGACCTTTTTAGCAATTCTGGGGTTTCTGCGGGTGATCTGTATCGGCAAAGGCAGATAACCATAGGTGTGGTTTTCGACAATACAGCCTAGTTTTTCAAAGGGGTCTCGCAGCTTGCCGACCGTTTTGCCTGGATTTGAGATGTTGTAGCCGTGGATCAGGATTACTACTTGTTTCATTACCCTTTCCTCATCATCCCAGCAAGCTCAACAGCCCTGTTCTTGACCTGTTTTCTCCATCGACTATCCAGCATCTCATCTGCTGCAACATCATACTCTTCAGCCCGCAGCGCAGCCCAGAATTTCACAAACTTCTTGTATGTGGGCATTCCCATGTTGAATACCATAGACACCAGGACGATCTGCCGATCTTCTGTTAAGTCACACCACTCTGGGTATTCCTTGTCCAGTTCTCGTTTCGAGATGCTGATGTCTTCAGCAAGAATTGCATCGACTGTAATCGAGGAAATGCCGTTATCCGTTAAATTATGCCCTACGCCAATAGTTAATTTGCCTAACGTATCAACGTAGGGAAATAATCTGACACCCTCATGCTCTCGGATTATCTCTGTGAGCCGTTCATCGTCCATCATATAGCATCCAGCGGGTGGGGATTGCGAGATACCCTGGTAAATCAGGTAAATGCCCCAGTATAGACGGAGCATCAATAACTCTCAATAGTCAATTCGCACCGGGGCCGGTTCTTGTCTACACCACCCCATTCGTAAGTGACCTTACGCACATTTCTCATATCATCATCCTCCCATACACCCGCCAGCGTCAATGCGTCACAAGTGAATTTGTCGATTATTGAGCATGGATTGGCAATGTCGATTTTCGCTTTTGAGCCGTGGAAATAGCGGTATGTAAGCTGTAATGGCCCATCCGGTGCTTTCTCGCCATTAACCAAATCCCAAACAATCACTGTGTAATTCCGCTTTGCTTCATGTGCTACGCGGTGATGCGTGTTCCTGTAATTATTGAGATTCAGAATAAAATCACGCCGGCGGCTTAACGGTATTCGCAGCGGTAGGTTAATCTTCATCTAATCGCCACAAAAGCAGGGGATGGTCTGCTCATCCGTATCAAAATCAAATCCACCCTGGTCAGTGGCTATCATTTTCATCGTTTCGATGCTCGGATGATCGATTCTGAACATCCTCCCATTGCCGGTTATATGTGAGACGCTCTTTTCCATACCTATCCACCAATCAGCAAGTTCAGGCCGCGCCTGGATGATCGATTGTTTCTTGCGTGCCGCTTTTAGAAAGCACAGATCGCAGTTACCCCAATCCGTCTGACCGTTCACGTTCGGTAATTGCAGGTCAAAGCTGCACATATCCCAGAACTTAGCCACATCGTACTTGGTCACCCCATCAAGCCATAGTGGGCAGACTCTATCTGTGCGGTCATCCCTAGTGTTGTGTAGCTTCCTCGCTCTTCTATCCTCATCGGCTCTTATTCCAACAAATGTTTGAAATGGAGGCTCCCAATCAAGGTGTTGATCGACATAATCTCGCACCCCTTTAGGCTTTAGGTGAGCAGAGCAGTACCTGTTAACTGGGTTTGGGAGTATCCCAAAGGTTTTTATTGCTGCCTCCATCGGCTCCCCATTCCTGGAAGCGGTTGCATGATCCACTACCTTTAGATCAGCACCGTACTTGAACTTTGACCCTTCCGGGTTTCTAAACATATGCCGCTCTATCCAAGTGATTTCAACTCCCCACTCTTTCTGGATGTCCCTCACGAAATCAAGCGTTTGTGGGAGTTCCTTCCCTGTGTTGTTAAATATCACCTTAATATGGTCAGGCAGGCTCATATCATATTCATTTAAGACACACCAGAGCATATAGGCAGAGGTTCTCCCCCCGCTCATGGCTATTATTGTTTCTTCATCAGTCCTGTATGGTGATTTCATCTTTTTGTGCTCATAATTGCGTCAACAACATCCTTGCCAAATGGCAGGGGTTCCTGTTCTTCCAGCTTGAAGCACATAGCGCGCCAAATCTCAGACTCAAGCCCGAACTCCTTGATGAAGTCATTACGATGGTGGGTTATGTTCCAGGGGTGGTTTGAGCCGACATCGTGTAGCCACTCCGACAGGGGCAGCACGAACCACCTCCCAATAAACATCTTCTGGCTGCGGGCCTCGCGCCCCATACTGTGATGGAGCTGGACCTGGCTATTTCCATTAACTACGCACCCATGCTCTGCACCCGCTGTAGCCACTTCTTCTCAACTGCCGCTGATGGCTTTTTGTTTTTCATTCTCTGCCTCCAGTAAAGCCGCCAATTCCTGAAAAAAGATCGAGAACCCTGAGTTTATCCATAATGTGTAGCAAGCGCCCTGAACGCCAACATGCTCAGTGGCTTGCAGCCTGTACATGATTTTGTTTTTATCAAACCGCCCCGTTAGCTGATTTCAGCCGGTCTTTATTGCACCCATGAAACGCACTGTCTGGTAAGTTCTCAAGGAAAGTCGGCCTTATGTTCCAAGTTAGATTTCTGTATCTCTTTGATAATGTTTTCATGCTAAATTCTGCTCCACCCCTAGCACGATATATCCCGTCCACCAAACCAGTTTCCTTGTTCACAACAAGATAACCCATCTCAATAACATTGCTCATCAAGCCGCCCGCCTATATTCTTCTATGAATAAAATCGCTTTAACCGGCTATCGCGATTCTCGTGTGATATTCTTCATAAGCCGCCATCGCTGGATCGCTCCAATTTACGCCCTCTCCGCTGCCATAACTGTAAATCTCTTCAATGAAAATAGAAAATTCCTTCTTGCTCATATTCGAGGTCTTGACCGGAATTACTACCAGGCTACCCGTTATGCCCTTCACAAAATACTGGTCTTTGTGAGCAGCAGAAATTATGTGCTTCCAAATCTCTGGCGTGTGAGTGCATCCGAATAGTGTCACATGCGTGGAAATATCTCTCAAAAGAGGCCAGAGCTTACGGTTCTGCGCTAACGTCCTAAGCCCTTCCTTGCTGAACAATTCAACCTCATCCATGCACAGCGCCAGGAATTCATGTGCTTCCTGGCAGCTTGCGATTAGAGTGCCGTTAATTGGCCTAAATTTCATTCTACATCAGCCTGATCTGGGGATTCGATTTGTCTTTATGTGATTTGTAAATCTGGCTTGATAGGGTGTTCTCTTCGCGCACAAAACCAAGCCCAAATAATTTCAAATCGTTTTGCAGAATACAGACAGCAATAGCCCTGTATGACGGCGCTCGTCCAGCGACAAATATCTTCCTTGGGATATCGTCTGGTATTCCATCACGATAACAACGCCCCTCCCATTTCTGACAGTATATTTTTGCTTTTTGCGTAGTTGAGTGACCACCAGCAAATTGCTCTGTCTGCCGCTTTGTTTGCCAATAATTGCTGCTCATCTGTTAAAAACCCCCACGCTTTTCTGGTTATGTCTTCAGGACAGTTGATAGCAAGAGCGCAAGCCGCATGACCCACCCAAGCCCTTTTGTTTAGTGAGTTGTCGGTTAAAGCGTTCTCACAGCTTACGGGCCATTCCTTTACCACCCGCATCATGTAATCGCCATATTCTTTGTGGTCTGAGGTTAGACCAATTGCTTGCTCCATAGCGGTTTTATTGCAGGTAGCCTCACCCCACATATTAAACAATACCTCTTCCCAGGCCGAAACTGGATGATACACCCTGTCAAACTTCCACCGGCTCACTAGCCATGACCTCTTCAAAGTTTTCAGCTTCCCAGCTATCGGAAAAATCCTGATTCTGGAATAGCGCAGCAACACCCGTTATTTGCTTTAGCCGCAAAAGCTCGTCTTTTGACATTCCGATATGCTTGCATATCCAATGGTCTCCTTTCCCCATTTCCACCAACTCAGAAACAATCGTACTCATTAGCTCAATATTATGAGTGCCTCTCGCCCTATTATGTCGAATGGTTGATGCAATCCTGTCGTGCATATCTTTGTCCAACACAACAACTGGCAGCATCCCTTGTTCGCGCTCGAATATTTTCTTGCTGTCCCGCAATATGCAATATCGGTGGAAACCATCAACTACCACATATTCGTCATTGTCGGTATCGTGAACAACCACAACGGGCTGGGTATATCCATCCTCCCAAATTGATGTTTCTAGCAATTCCATTTCTGGTGGAGCAACGGTGTTTGGATTGTAATCATTTGCAGTCACCTTGCCGATAGGAACCCTCTTAACGTCATAAACAGGAGACCTATAAGCATCAGGCAAAGCATAAGAATCATCTTCCTGGTGTATTTCTTTCCCAGTCAGCGGGGGATTAAAGATACAAATTAGGGTTACTTCTTCCAAGGCTTCAAATGTATGCGGATCGTTCTTATCGAGAACATAAGTTGTGTCTGGCCCGATAGCCCAATATTCCTTGGTGGTTTCGTTTATCAAAATGCCTTTGCCAGACACGCAGTAACAAGATTCCAGATGATTTTTATAGTGCCATCTATTTACAATTCCAACAGGAACCACTGTTTTTGTTAGCCCATATCCCATGCCATCTGATTCGAGCAATATCCTGTTACTAACAAATCCACCTTTAGGACAGTTCACCACGCGATCTTCTGGTAATTCCTCTATTTTTATTACTTTCATTTCATGCCCCTATTTTGCTGTATTTTTGCTGGATTTGTTTTTGCCTTAATGATTGCTCTTTTGTGGGAGCAAGGCCCATATATTTACAAGTGTGATCGTTCTTTAGGATAGTGATAGCGAATCTCTTCCAGCTAGTTACCGTCCCTCTCTCCCCTTTTAGAAAGTCTAAATGGTCTGGGGGTCTTTTTATAACAACACGCCTTAGCTCGTTTTTCCCATGCGGCGTAATCCCATTAAAAGAAAACTTCACTTTGTTTTTAATTAAGTCTTGGATGATTGTTTCGTTCAATCCGCGCCCTACCCGCCCCCAAAACTTAATCGACTGGATAAGACGCTTCTTAAAATTTACAGATGATTCCATAGGCAGTGTATCAAGCAAGAACTTAACAAAACTTTTCCAGGTATGACCATTTGGAAGCTCGAAGCTGTTGTAATTAATCTGCTTACCATACGTTGCAACAAAGTTAGCTCCCTGAACCCTGGCGCACAATCTCGCCCAAGTATGCCCATCAATTACCCTGTATAGATTTAGGCTTGATTTCGACTCACTCATAAAAGGGCTTGCCACCCGCATTTTGCCAACTGGAACACCAGCCATGTAGAAAGTGTCGTAGAGCTTATTGTAATCCCACTCAAATCTAGCGTTTGCGATCCACACATCACGAGTTTTCCAATCGTAAACCGGATAGCAATTATAAGCGTGTTTGGTATTTTTCTTTGTCCACTGCTCGCCCTTCATAGTTTCTTTTTGGGCGTTCATAATAGCCCTAAATCTATTCAGGCTTTCGTCTGTTCTGATTCCTATTAAATTCGCAGTCGTTTTGCCCTGGCTATACCATTCTGCAAACATATCCCAGAAATGGTCATAGCTCATATTTTCGATGAATTTATCGCCGAATGGATGGTTGTCCATATTCACGATGTAATCCATATCTGGCATGGGCCTTACCCATCGCTGCTTATCATTTTCCCCCCAACACTGCCAATCCACCTCATAAGATGAAACCGTACACGGGAGAGAAACCGGCATACAACACCAATAAACATCCAACAAATCGAGATTCGCATCCAATATCCTACGCATAAAATCAAGAGAAAATTCATAGTTCGCTTCATTGTCTAATATTTGAATGCCTATTTTCCTGGTAATGTTATTTTTTCGCATGTAGTCAATAACCAGATTAAGCATAGCCCCAGAGTCTTTGCCCCCAGAAAACGACAAATATATACGCTCAAAATTATTGAATATGAATGCAATCCGTTCATTTGCCGCATCATACACGTTGGTTTTTTTATAAACTCTTTTCACAACTTCCTCGCTTTGCCCCAAAAGTTTTTCTGTGGGCTTTTTGTTTTCCACAAATGATTAGCCATCATCCTCATTACATTCCTTTTGTACGTCTTGCGGGGCTTTTTTATGCCCCCCACTTGAGTTGATGCCGATGATGCTCAGCCACAAAGGCGTTTGCTTCATCCAAGTTAATGGGGGTAACCGCGAGTCTGCGTTTCATTCGCTTTCTCCAGTACTGCTTCAAGTTCTTCGATAGCATTTTTTATTTTTTCCGGTTTTATTTTCCCCCCACCCCTTTTCATTCTTTTGATCTTTAGACATATCTGTTTCTCGATCTGTTTCCGGTGGTGTATTTTGTTTTTAAGTTCCGCAACCTGCTTATCCTTAGTATGCACAACCATGTCATGCCCAAGTACTCTCGATTCCAGCCCTTTCAGAGTTGCGTATAGCCGTTTCAGGGTATGCTCATCAACACTCAACATCCCGCCTGCTGCATTTTCAGCTTGGCCTATCAGTAGCTCTAATTCTTTTGCTATTGTTGTTTCACTCATCAGTGGCTTGTTGTGCTTGTCCAAAATAAAGTTTGTTGCAATAGTTAATAATTTCACCTGCCGACTTCCCCCTAATGAAATACAGATCAAGGTTCCCGGCTCTGGTGGCAATCGTTATCGGGCCTTCACCAACCTCAGCACTCATGGCATTCGTGACTTTCATTAATTCCTGGAACCGCTCATTGCCCAAAGTGCTTGGATCGGACAGTCTGGCTGTTGTGTATTGGCGGCTCTGCTGGTTTTCTTGGTTATAACCCTCAATACAAAGCTTACGAAATTCAGACCATGTGAGATAGCCGCTGAATGTGCTGGTGTGCTTAAAACCAGCCAACAACCGCTTATCGTTCAAATCTTTTAGATTACTGCGCCAGTAAAGATAATCAGTTCCGCCTATTATCATTGTTTTCGTCAAAAACCTACCAGCTTGAAGCCCACGCCAGACGTAATCAAAAGTTTCCTCACTGTGGGCGTAGGTGAGGGTACTTTGCATAGAGGGCTTCGTCCGCTGGGTCTGTGATATTATTTCGCCTGCCTTTTTCATCTGTCCATCGTTCATTTCTGAGCCACCTTTCTACATGTTGGAAGTTTTCATAAAATTGACCAGATATCATCTTTTGCTGCTTTTCGGCCTTTTGGAAACCCACCGCATTCAGCAGCATCTGGAGGTCATCTGCATAAACATCAAGCGATTTATAGACAGAATATGCCCTCTTCTTCGAGCCCTTATTGCCATACGCCCCATCAAATGAATTCCACAACCGCTCAAAATCTTCTGAATACTTGATGCATTTCATGTCAGCTCCGGCAGGGGCAGTTCCTTACTAGCCCAGTGGGTAACTAGCAACCAATCTGGAATCAGTTCTTCTGTTTCCCAATTTCTCCACCGATAAATCCCATCATTGCACTCGGTGTATTCACAATAAATAAGAATTGTTGCCTCCAAAGTAATATCACGAACAGCGCACAAATATTTGTCTTCTGTGTCTGGTGTTTTAGATGCGTCAATCCAATTTACCCACTGTTCTCTCATTTGATTTCACCGTTATTATCATTTAAATATTATTGCCCTTCCTGCTTTGTTCGCTTCATCGAGCATTTCTATTATGTAGTCACTTATTTACCCTATGCCTTTCAGTTCAGATTGTTAGTTATTAGGCAAAGTTAACCCAATCCGATTTTCATCAGATTGCTTTGCCTAAGCCCATGCCTTTTCAGACGAGTTGCCGAGCATTAGGACACCGAATTATCACTGTTACGGTGCTGGTAGATTCAAGCCAGTGAGCTATCTGACAGCGTTCTACCTTAGCCTTGCTTTCTCACTATGTCAGTTCCCATTCTAATGAGTTAATCGATAACAGGCGAACCGCGAAGTACAGACGCATAACCCGTCACGGGCAATGCTTGTTTGAAGGGGTGGTGTTGGCAGAATTTGCTTTAGTCAACTTATTCTGTCACGTCGCTAAGCGTGAGGTCTGACTTGCTCTACTGACATCGGCGCTCATGTAACGCCCTACCCGGTGTGGTAATTAACCAATATTGGACTTTGCCTCCAGCCCGCTGCCTGGAATTTTCTACACCACCACCACAAACAAACATTGCTTGCCGAGTTGCGGAAACTGTAGGGATTTGTGGTATGATACTTGCGTCGATGACGCGGGAACCGTACCTGGTCTACTGTTTTCGCGGAATGTACTGTTAATACACTCGGCATTTTATGCTTTAAAAGTAAGGGGCCTGAATAAACAAGCCCCCCAATACAGACTTAAAACACAATTTACACTGTACGCCCATAATAATAATAATTCAACAATGCTGGCACTTAAAACCATAAAACGCAAACAGAACCATCCCGCAGCCACATAGCCTGTAGCCCCTGTCATGCGCGGCAACCCGTATTATCCGGGCTCCATCGCGCTTATCCCCTCGATAGTGGACCAGCCCCTGCTTTTCAAGCTCATTGGGCCTTGAGGTAATGCTTGATGCCTGGATGTCGGGATTGGCGGCAACCATCTCTTTTATCGTTGTGCCGTCTGGGCCTGATTGCTCTATAAGGTCAAAGACAAACTGGCGCATCTTGCCAGTGGGCGCTTTTGCAGCAGCATCATGGCTGGTTTGAGGATCTGTCCTACGCGCTATTTTGTGTGGTGGTGAGTTAAGCATTGGTTTCTCCAGAAGTTCTCTGATTAAGCGGAATTTTTACGCTGCATGCGTTGTCAGGTATTAGGCATTGGCCTCAAAATAATCTGATATTTTTTTCATGGTTTCGTATGACGGCTTAGTTGCGGTTCCCTTCTTCAACGCCCTGATAGTGTTAGCGTGTAGTCCAGAACCCGCCGACACCACGTCAGGAACCCTGTCCTTTAGCTTATTCTTTACTTCTTCCGGTGTTAGCATGGGGATATTCTCTATTAAAATATTGATATTAGGAGTTGACACAGAGCATTGCACATGCAATCATCCTTGTCAACTAATGTTGAGAATACAAGCTGCGTATACTCGTAGCCGTAATACGAATACTCGTAACTGTAAATTATTATGAAACTAACCAAACAACAGAAACATCTGGCATCTGAGGCAATGTACGCCGTAGGCTCCTGTGTGATCGTTGTCGGGGTGTTCCTGCTGGTGTTGATGTCGTGGTAGCCCTGGTGATAAATCTCGATGGTAGCCCCCACAAGCCATCTGACACGGCATCTGATGACAGGATTGCGGATGCAATGATCCAATTCATGGAAATTATTGATAAGTCAGTATATTTACTGCCGGCTGATGAACGATTTCAAAAAGAGATTGAAGAGGCTCGTAAATTAGTCGAGCAGTACCGGATTATCACGCTAGCTGGAGAAGCAGATGGACCCTGAAACTCAAGCAAAATACGACTTTGTCCGATTGGGCAGCAGCTCTTGGAACTTGTTTTATTTGTGTGGGTATTGTGCTTTTAGTTCTTATTACCTGGTGATTATATGAAAGACTCAAACACACTTGCAGCAGAGCAGCATCAGCTTGATAACGAAATATCTCTTGAGCAGGAAGAAAAAGCCAACGAAGAGAAACAAGCAATGATCGATAGCTATGTTCAGGAAAATCTACACAATAGGATTAAATCTGCTGGTGCTGAGTTTAAAGAGGCGTTAGCTGGCGAAGGGCTTGGCGATTCAAGCGTGAAGTTACTGGCTTATCTCATATCCTATGCTATTGAATCTAACTACGACAATGGTTATCGAATTGTTGGGAAACTTCTGTGTCACGAGATTCGTGATTATATAACGCCAATCCTAGAGGGTGAAGTTAATGATTAAGGACGATTTTCTGGGGGTAATGAGGAAAGAGGTTGAGAGGCTAAAACTATCCAATGAAAAGCAAATGGCAGACGGTTCGCTACCAAAAGCAAGCAAAGACAGAACAAACCTGCTTTATCTCGGCCAAAAAAATGTTATCGAATATCTCATTCAAACAGTCAAGCGTTACAGGGTAGAGGGTGTAGTGGTAAGCAGGGAAACAGCAGAGCATGCAGCAGATATGTTTGACGCAGAAGGATTTGACGAAGAGGCCGAAGAAATCACAACAGCAATGGGGGAAAGATATGCCAAATAACATATTGGAAAACATGAACAACCTATCCCCCAAGTACAGAGCAGAGCAAGACTTTAAAAAGGGTCTTAACGAGAATGATTATCCTTTAGGCTCTAAGGAGCGCAAAGAATATGACGATGCCTGGTATGACAGGTATCTAATCGGGCTTAAAGTAGAGCAACAACCAAATTTTCAATAAAGGAGATAACATGAACATTAACGAGTATTACAAATCAGAATCAGATTATCTAAGAGCAGAGGAAATCCCAGTGGGGAAGCTGTTTTCTGTGACAATTAAATCTATCGAAGAAGTTATTTTCGAGACTAAGAACGGCGGAAAGGCGGGAACAAGGAAGCTTGCCGCTACTTTCAATGAAACAGAGAAAAAGCTGGTTCTCAATAAAACAAACTCAATGACTATAGCCTCTATGTACGGAAGCGAGTCTGATAATTGGCCCGGAAAGATTGTTAAACTCTACCAGACCAAAGTATCTTTTGGAGATGAAATGGTGGATGCCATAAGAATTGACCTCCCCAGAGAAGAGGCACTGATACAGCAAACTCCTGGCCCTCAACAAAGAAATCTTCAGCAACTTCAACAGGCTCCGCCAAACTTTGACCAAGACTTTTCAGATGATATACCATTCTGATGGCAATCAAGGAATCAACCCATTGGTATGACCAACAAGGCCAACCGGCATACACAGTAATCGGGGCCAACGGCAAGGAGCGCAACACCACGCTTCGTGATGCCCGTAAGCTCAACCTGGTCCCATCTGTAACCACCATACTAGGTGTGCCAGCCAAACCCGCCCTGGAGAACTGGAAGCTGAATCAGGCGTTGTTAGCTGTTTTAACCCTCCCCCAGCTCCCTGACGAGTCGCTGGATGATTTTATGATTCGGGCGAGGGCTGACTCGAAACAACATGCTATAGAGGCGGCGGCACGGGGTACAGCTATCCATGCTGATGTAGAGGCTGGGTTTCGCGACAACAGAGACTCAGTGGCCTATGCTGCGGTCAAAGAAGCGTTAGACGGGCATTTCCCAGGCCAGACGTGGGTAGCAGAGGATTCGTTCTGCAATGAAGGGTATGGCGGTAAGATTGACCTCTATTCAATGGGCGGTTTTAATTTGGGCCTGGAATGGCCCGATGGAATAGTTGTTGATCTCAAAACAAAAGACGGTTTGAAAGGCAAAGATCCAGCTAAATTGGTATTTGATGATCACGGAATGCAGCTATCTGCCTACGCCCAAGGGCTGGGGATTGACAATCCAACCAGGGTGTCGATATTCATTGATCGACAACATCCTGACATTCTGTCAATTCACATTTGGGATACAGACTCGCATAACAGGCATCTAGCCATGTTCAATACATTAAAACAATATTGGTTTCTGCTCAAGAAGTACCATCCGAGCTAACGCATCCTCCTCAGAGACTTGGCTAAAATAATGGCGATTATTGTCATTGCAAATTGAAAAACGTCCCCACAACCACAATGAGCAAAATCCAGAAAACCCGCTCCCCGAATTTAACGGCTGGAGAAATCAATTGGATTTTCTTATCCATCGAATTTACACGTTGTTCGATGTCTTCCTGGCGATTAAACATCGTAACCATACGCTCATCAATACGCGCAACGGTGATTAAAACGTCCTGTAAATCTGACTGCATTGTGGGCTTTCTACTAGACGGCATGGCAAGCGCATCCTATCTGGCTATCTCGGCTCGATAGGCCAATCTATTTCAGTAGGAAAACCCCCTTGTTGCGGTACGTCCCTTAAAGCCTGTCTATATGTTGTCATCTCTGCACTCATCGTATTGTCAGTTAGGCCGTGGAAGTCCGTCAGTGCCAGCCTTAAACAGGTCTGTCCAGCCGCCTAGTTTTCTTTCTTGCGTGAACACCTTTAATGAAAGGGTCTAGCCTAGACAGTTGAGCGGCATCCATTGAATCAATAATGTTCTCAATAGGTCTGTTGACCCCCTCTCTATCTAAGGCAGCCATTTCTTCCTTCCACTTTTTAATAGGCGCGTTAGCGGCTACATCAGTAGCCATTTTTGTGTAGCGGGCCTCTTCTTCAGGTGTGGCATCCCTGGTCTTTTGTACCTTTTCTACTTCGTCCCAATAATCAACTTTCATATATCACCTATGACTTAACTATCCCATAAACCCGCACAGAACCCTGAGCAACGAAATTCTGACCATCGAAAGTAATCTCAAATCCCGTAACGACCCCACCATCATAACCGCCCCTGGCTTCATAGGACTGGAAAGTATCTGCTTCTGAACTTTGTTGCGCCCCTCCATGAGCAACATAATCTTTTAGCTGACTGGCTTGATTAACATTTCTTATAGTCATCTGGAAATTCCCGCCCAATCCACTAGTAGCTTCTAGTGTCATCCTTAAAGGGCCTTCGAAAGATGTGTTAGTAAATGTCCCCGTTCCTTGATCTACATTAGTTCCGACAACCCTTGCATAGTTACTCCCGGTATCAGCAGATCCAGAGTTAGCGAACTGCATTCTTGTCGAAGCGTCTACGGCTGGCAACAGGCCGACACCTATAACCAAATAATCATCATATGTTGCGCTAAAGGTATTTAAGAAACTAACGGCGGTTGATGCTGTAGGAACAACCTCGGCTAAGAAAACAAAACTACCTCCTCCAGCAGCCTGAAAGGTCGGAGCTGCCCCTGCTCCGTTAGATGTTAGTACTTGGGTGCTATCCCCAGCCGCTACCGCCGCTATTACCCCAGAGGAATCCCATGTGATTAATTCACCGTCTGTTCCGTCAGCTAATTTTGATATAGCTATAGCCTTGGCTGCGATGGCTGTGGCGTTACCTGACGAGGTTACTACTCCGGTCAGGTTGGCGTTTGTAGTGACGTTACCCGCAGTTAGCGAGGCCGCTGTGCCTGACAGGTTAGTAGCTGTGCCGCTTGATGGTGTGCCTAAAGCTGGGGTTACAAATGTAGGACTGGTAGCAAAGACTAATGAGCCTGATCCGGTTTCATTAGATATTACGCCTGCAAGCTGCGCCGATGTTGTGGATGCAAATTGAGATAATGGATTGCTGGTTAGGGCATCACCAGTGCTGGCAGCACCAACACCATACCAACTCGATGAGTTTATTGCCTCATAATCTCGCGTATCACCTGACGTAATCGCACTAGAATCAACCGCATTGGTCGCACCACCATCTATATCATCGCCGGATGCAGGCCATACCTGGATAGTTTGAGCTGCATCCGCGTTGATAATGGTTACTCGCAGCCCCTTCGATGCGGGAGGCAACTGAACTCCATCGCCATTGGTTCCCGAAACCGTTACCTCGTTAATATCCTTTACAAGAACAGTCGCGCCAGCCTGTGTCTGTGTGGTTCCAGCGGTTATTGCCGGACCAACCGTTGCCGCCTGTGCTGGTTTTCGATCAGATACACTGCCCATTAGTTATCTCCTTTCAATTTCTTCGCCCGTCCTGCGGTTACAATGTTGTTCGTCTTTAAAAAGTTAATAAGTTTCACGCCTTCTGTTGAAGTTAATTCATCCAAAGTAATTCTTTTCGCTGGCTTGGGAGGTTTGACTTTTGGAGTTATTACTCCGTTTGCGTAAGAATCTCCCGTGCTCCCGCCAATCGATGCGTCTATCAAATCAGGTAATACCTTTAAAGACTCAACTACTATCGTATTGACAATCTTACCACGCCTGATTACATGCGCTCTCATGCTATCCCCCATACTCTAGCTTCACCCGAACCGCCAACTCCACCAGCACCTCCAGTAGTGGTTCCACCACCACCTCCACCACCACCTCCGCCTCCAGCACCTCCTGCGCCTCCAGCACCGCCAGTTCCTGAGTCTTGAGCACCGCCACCACCGCCACCACCTCCGGCACCTACGCCTGCGCCAGAGGCTCCAGCAGCACCAGCACCGCCATTTACAACACCACCAGCAGCACCGCCACCAGTAGTATAGGCACCATATAAGCCACCATCACCACCGGCATTCTCAGTGTTAATTGCAGGAAGACCACCACCAGTTCCCCCGGCACTTCCGCCAAATATAGAAGAACCGCCAGCATAGGAATTATTCGCAGCAGCCTCTGCCCCAGCGCCTCCAGCACCACCCCATTCGGCATTATGACCAGCGGCGTTCGTGGCACCACCAAAAGCCCCGCCACCACTAATATTATCGGGTATGGTAGAACCACCCCAATGTGTACTTGTAGGCTCTCCGGGCGTTCTGGATGATGCGGCACTGGCAGAACCA